ATTCATTGTTTTATCGTCGTCCATTGCAGATGTATTGATCAAAGCTTTGTCGTCTGTCGCGCAAACATTCATAAACGATTTATACATAGCTTCTTCTTTTTCAGAATATTTTTTAGCTATGGAGATTTCAATATTGCCGTTTGAACGATCAATATTCGCTGTTAAAGGATTTTTAATTTCTTTCATTTGAGTGGTATAAAATTGCTGATGGATAAATTTCTAATTGATGAGCATCTGAGACATCATAAATTTCACTTAATGTGTTCAAACTTTCAATCTTTGTATAGTCATTTACACAAGAAATCATTGTACTTGTCCAATTTTCTTTTTCACTACCGCATACAACAGATTCACATAAACTTGCGATCATTTCTTTTTGTTGTTTAGTTAGTCTTTTTTTACCCATTTTGGTTTTCATTTCTTGCGTCGCTAGTGTTTGCAAAGCTTCTATTTCGTAAACAGTTGACTGTATGGCTTCTTTCGAAATTGATTCTTTTGCTTCAGTTGTCCCAACTGGTCTGCCTGGTACTCCAGGAACCTTTTGTTCATCAGCTGATTCGACTGGTGCATCGTCTTCTATCATTGGTATACCTCCTACAATCGGGTTATAATGACCCTTCTTTCTTTGTTCAACAAACTTATCTTGAGCTGCATCTAACTCTTCCGCTAATGGGAATCTACCAGTTTGTATGATTTGCATACCTTGCTCTGCAGTTAAAATACCTAACTCCATAAGTCTTGTTGTGACTCTCATAAGTTGAACCTCATCTCTTAAATCAACGTCTTGGAATTTTACATCTGGATAAGATCTAAAACCTAAGTCTTTTGCAATTCTTTTAATTTCTGGTTGTAGGAAATCATTTATAAAAGCTTCTCTAGCTTCTTTAAGTCTATCTAAAAATACTCTTGCTTTAATTTGAGCTCCGTTATACTTATCGTCATTTAAAATGATATTTTGCAAACCTTCTTTAATATCTTTATTAATAACTTCGTATTTTTGTGGCCCAACCACTTTGTTAATATCTGGTATAACAAAATCCGCTTTTGTTGTATAATCAGATACCAAAACTCTGCCCACAGATTCGTTTGAGAATAATGTTTGCATAGCTTTCACATTATGATGATTTATGCCACCCTTATCTGGATCCGTACCCATTGTTATCATAAGAATGACGTTTTCTACAGTTCTCATGATAGCTTGATCCATTTTTTTCATTTCCATCTTTGCGTTGATATCTTCTAAAACAGGATATCCAAATGGTACAGCAAATGGTTCGTAGTCTTGTTTCTTATAAAAACTATATGCTATTCTCTCGTTTTCTAAATTAATTTTTAGTCCGTCTTTAAAATAAGCCCCATCTTTAATTTGTTTTTTTACCTCTGGATCTAATGCTTCAAATATTTGTTTATCATAATCGTTTTTAGGATTAGATAATCTTTCCATATCAAATTCTGATAATATTTTAGCATAAGCACCATCTTTCGAGCTAAATACAGTGCTTCTTTTAGCTACTATCTCAAATGGATTTAATAGTATATATCTAATCGGGAATTTGTTTTCTGCGGGCAACTCAGATACGTTTTTAGAAAAGTTCTTAAAATCATCTAAGTTAAATTTGCCGTCAATTCTGTAAAGAAATATGTTACCACTTCTATAATACTCTCTAAAGTATTGATCTTTTAAATCCCATAGTTTAATTTTTTCGAAGAGTTTTTTAAAGAAGCTTCTAGATGTTGCGTTGCCTCCTTCTAAATATACATCAGTATTGGCAAACTCAGACATCATGTCTATTGTATTTCTAAAAATAGGAACATTGGCATAAGCTTTTTGACATAGTTCAATAGCTTCTCTGACATTGATTCCGTCACTAGACATTTCATAAGGTAATAATCCTCCTCTAATTTGACTAAACTTGTTGACTGGTTTAGCAATAGAAGACCTATTGATTCTAGTTGATGTTTGTTGTGATGTTAAATTATTAATACTGCCCGATCTACTATATGATGCTTCTGAAACATGGTAGGCGGATCCTATTGAAGCAGGCTCTACATTTTGACTTGCTTGAGATGTTTGATTTATCGGTCTGGTAAATTTATTCCAATAGTCTGATTTTTTTGTATATTTTCTAGGCATAACTTGTTATTATAAAGTTCTTTACACAAAGTTAAAGTAACTTTGGCAACTTTACTTAATAAACATTGGAGTAAATCCCATATTGTTTTCTTCTGGTATGTCCATCATATCATAATATATGTTCATACCCCAGTTTCCCAGTACAATAGCGGAATACGAATCTTTTCTTGGTCTATCTGCGCCTTTTTGTCTTTTTAGATTAGGTGGTAAATCAAAGTTTTGTGTGCCTCCAGCAGAAGTTGTCACTTGTACAAGTGCACATTCAGCTTTTGTTAAGTCAATCATATCTTTTTGATGCTCAATAAAATCAATCATCTTAGCGCCGACGTTCTTCTCGTCTTCATACTTGGAAAACTTTAAATCTTTAATTGGTATTTTTTTGGATTTTTGTATGGAATAATTTTCATCCATAGCTGTTGCGGCAAAATATAGTTTCTTTCTGTCGAAAGATGTTTGCAACATTTCATTCGCATTTCTAATCCATTGTGATGTAGGTTTACGCAAATTACATATAACACCACTAGATAAATTATATTGCCTTCTTGCATCCTTTAGATCATTAACATAGTTTTGTGGATGTATAAAATCTGATTCAAAACAATCTATTTTTAGATTTGCTCTTTTAAATATGTCGCTTTCGTTTGCTGAATTTAAAAACTGGACACCACCATTATAGTCCCCTACAATCATAATTATATTAAAGTGTTCTAATAAATACTTGAAGTATATAATATGTTTTTTAAGATTTGTTCCTGGTAACGCATAGCTGTGCACTACAACACCTTTTTTCTGTTCTGGCATTAATTTTATAATCTGTATGGCAAAATCATCAGAAGTTTCAGACTCTGACCACGAGGGGTCAAAAGCCATTATATATTGAGCGTCTGGATCTCCAGCCACCTCCACACAAGGCGATTCCCCATCTACAATTGTACAATCAGCCATTTTACTAATTTTAAAGTAACCAGCGCTATCGTCAGTAAATATAGCGTTAAACTCTCGATCAATCTGCGATTGACTCATAGAACCTTTAGCTTGACTAATTAAATTTTCATCATACAAAGCTTTCGGTGCGGCGTCATACGAAAACTGCATAATACATCTTCTTCCTTGGTTTTTCGCCCCAGGATTGAATATCATATTTTCATAAGCTTGATACAATTTGTATAAATATTCAAATTTATATGATGCAGATGAAAGACCTATCATTTTATTACTTGGCCATTCTTTTCTATCCTCTTCTTTCATTTTGCCAGCTTTAATCATTTGATCTTCAGCATCTTTAATTTTTTGTCTTTCTGTTGGGTTTTCTACAACAGCAAGGAACGGCATAATAACTTCATTATAAATTTTTTCTGGCATCAAGAGTAATTCGTCTACAATAATCCTTTGGAAACGGAAACCACGGAGTTTTTCACCATCGCCCAAGGGTAAAGCTGTAATCCTGCTTTTGCCTATCACCATAGACCATTCGTCATTTGATTTTGTAACCTTACCTATACACTGTTGAAATAGTTCTGCTTTTTTGTCGGATGCTATATCCTCTATCTTTCTAAATATCATTTTAGACTGACGAAACGATTTAGATATAATTCCGATATGTACTCCTTGGTTCAGCATAGCGTCTAACAGCGCGAAAATGCCCGTAGAAAAGGATTTCGACATACCACGGGACCATACGCCCAAAAAGTAATCATTCTCCATCATGGCCTTTACAGCCATATGTTGAAACGGAAATAATTCTATACCAGTTAAGAGTTCTGTTGTAAACGTTACGTTTTCTTTTAAAAATTTGTATAACCAATACTTCGCTTTATTGTCTTCAAGGTATCCCTCAAGTTCTAAAACTTGTTGATTTATATCTTCCCTTTTAATAGGTTTTTGATTACCCGTTTCCCAAGACATCTTCTTCTTCTATATAATATTGAATATCGGTTTCCCACAAATCTTTTCCCAAAGCTAATAACTTTGGAATCAACATTTCGCTCTGAGCTCTACATCTAGTAAATACAAACTGACACCTCCTAGGGAACTCGTGTTGTAGTTTTACCATGTTAGATAACGCCCAATTTAAAGTAGATGTTTTTTTACCTGGAAAATAATCGCTGTAAATGCTTTCTATGGATTTTTCAACAACTACATACATATAACTATCCAGTTCTACACACCTTTTCATTTCTCTTTTAAATCTTTCGAAACCTTGACCAAAAGTCCCGATAAAATCTGTTGCGCTTTTTCTATCTACAAATGTATTAGTGAAATCTTTTCCAGCTAGTGTATAGTCACCAAAATCTAATTTTAAACTTTCTGAATCTTTGAAGTATAAAGGCTTCTGCTCTCTGGTGTCCACAAATACCTTTACATCAAAATTATCGTAAAATTTTTGAGGCATCGGCCTTTTGAATAAAGGCTCTATCCCTATTTCCGCACAAGCTTTATTGTATCCCCCGCAATACTTTTTATAGATATTTATATCTGGCATTTTTGTTTTATATAGCTCTACATGGCTTGGCGCATACTGCCACCCCTTTAATCTCACTCTTTCAGCTAAAGTTTTTAGTATGTAATTTTTTACTTCGCTACCATTAGACTCTTCACACCATTTTCTCATTTGACTTACATTCGCGAAGTCTGTTGAAAAATATTGATCTTTGTTTTTGAACTGTATAGGATTGCCGTTTAATTTATTAAATCTTGGATAATGCTCAACATAATAATCAGCAACATAAAAACCATGTTTTTTTATGTGAGCGTGTAACGCTTTTTCAGAATTAAACTCTTCTCCACATTCTTTGCATTTATAAGACATCATCTATACCTATACCTAAAATTCTAGCTTTCCAAGCTGCCATACCTTCAATTTTTTGAGCTTCTTCTTTAATTAGTTCTTTTTGCATTTCTGCAATCCTTACCATATTAGCTCTTTCCTCCTCTTCTTGAAACAATTGAACAATTGATAAAAAAGATGCAGTTTCTTTTTGTTTGTTCTTCATTCTTTCGCCTCTATCTCCTTGTAATTTTTTTGTTAAGTTTTCAATTCTACTTTCACACTGATGATACTCAGAACTTTTGGCCTTTATAATTTCCGCTAATCTTACAGTCATTTCGTCTTGATCGTCGGCACTCTCAAACATTTCGTTTAATTTTTGCAGGTGCCCAGTTATCAATTCTAAATTAATTATCTCTTTACATACGTTCATATAAAGATTCAGTTCGTCTGGGGTTAAATCTGGCTTATCCCAAGTTAGCCGTATAAACTCTTGTTCAAAAAGCTCTTTGTCCCTAGGGTTAATATAATTATTGATAATAGCCACAAGTCTTGAATTATTTAGATTAATTCTTAATTTTTCACAACAAGCGTATTGATGTCTGGACATTTTATTTTCTTCTAATCCATATCCAGTCGAATCGTTAATTTTTTTTATAATTCTAGAAATAGCATGTGGAGCTACGTATGTTGGCATCTCTTCTGGAGGAGCTTCAACATCTAATGTTAAAACGTATTCGTGCACAGTTCTTTGCTCTTTGCTTAGATTCTTAACTGAGTTTCCAAATAACTCTTTTGCTATTTGTAAAGATGACCAACCAGCATCAACTCTCTGCTCTATGATGTTTTCTTGTTCTTGAGTTAATTCTATAGATTCTACTTTTTTATGTTTTGTAGTTTTTGCTTTTAAACCGTTTTCTGCTAAAAATTTTGTAACAGCTCTACCTTCCTTAGATCGGCCGTCTAAACTTTCGTCTTCAAATACTATTTTTGTGATATCTATAATATTTGGGTTCTTTTCAAATTCATTTAGAATTTTTTCCTTTTGACTGTTAGTTAAGTCTGTCATATTATATCTTTGTTTATTAAAATTTGTTTTACCCTTTCTTGGAATATCTTTTTCAAATTTTTAATTTGCTTATATCCAGCAGACCTTCTTTTTTCATTTGTTTTGTAACCTAAAAAGTTAGCTACCTTTTCTTCTGAATGGTTTTCCACAAATAACATTTCGAATGCTATAAATTGTTTTTCAGTTAAGTATTGCTTTAATTCTATAGATACTTTTTTAGTCGCTCTTTCTAGGTCTATAAACTCATCTTCTCTTTGTTGTATTTCGTTTGTATGATTTTCTATTGTCACTGCCAGCTTTATGTCGTATGCTGATTTTTTTCTTTTTTCCCATTCTTTAAATTCTGTACATGTATTTTCTTGTTTGCCAGAAGGATTAAGTCCACAAGAATCTCCCCCTAAATTGTGCGGGCATTTAAGACAAGGTCTTACATAATTCCCATAGTGATTTCTTAATAAGTTTTTAAATTGATTAGATACAACTCTACTTAGCCAAGGTTCTATTGGCTTAGTTTGATCCCATAAATGCCACTTTTTATATATGTGGGTCATGATAACTTGTTTGATATCATCATAGTCAACAGATGGGACTGCATCTAAATCCCATTTGTTTCTTTTCTTTTCTAGAGCCCTTTCTATCTCTTCGATTTTATCTTCGAATCTATAACTCATCAATGTTTCTTCTTACAATTTTTCTTTTCTTGGGTAATTCTTTTCCAGCTAAAGAGCCAATTGTATGAGTTACACTTGCACCAAAATCTTCGATTTCATAATCTAATTTTGAAATATTAGGAACGCTATCAGCATCTGTTTGGTCGTCACCAATAGCTTCTATTTTTCTAGAAGACCTAACATTT